AGACACCATTCCCGACGGCTGGCAATATGAGTGGAAGCGGCATACAACTTACGGCGCCGAAGATCCTGCTTATCAGGTAGCTTTGGCCCGTTCTGGTTGGACGCCTGTTCCTGCTTCGCGCCATCCTGAAATGATGCCGCATAATACCGCCAGTGAAACTATCTTGCGTAAGGGGATGGTTTTAATGGAATGTCCAAAAGAAATTACGGATGAGCGTAAGCGGTATGAACAGCGCAAGGCCCGTGAGCAAGTCCGACATAAGGAAGCACAACTTGCTGGAACTCCTGAGGGCACAATGACTCGTGACCATGCGCGAGTGAGGCCGAGTATTAAAAAGGGATATGAGCCAATTCCTGTTCCTGAGGAATGAGATAATAGGGGCGGCAATTAACCGCCCCTTTACTTTTATTAGTTGTCAATAGTATAATGTTATTAAGTCTTAAAGGCTTAGGCTCCCCCGGCGCGGAGCATTAACTTATCCCTGTTCCATAGTTGCCCCGGCGCGCAATGAAGGAACTCCTGAAAAGGAGGAACCGTCATGGCGAATACAAATGCGCCGTTTGGTTTCAAACAGTATCAGGGCACTGGGTCTGCTCCCACCTATGAGCAGGTCGCAATGACCATTGCTAGTAATTACGCCACGGCAATTTACTTTGGCGACCCCGTGCAGCCAGTGGTTGGCACGGCAACTGGTTATATCCGCGTTTATAACACCGCTGGCACGGCTGCCTGCGCTGGTATTTTCGCTGGTTGTAAGTATCTGTCAGTTTCCCAAAAGCGCACAGTCTGGTCAAATTACTGGCCAGGTTCAGACGCGAATGGTGATGTGACGGCATACGTCATCAATGACCCTAACGCGAAGTTCCTTGTGCAAGCTGGTGGAACGAATGTTGGCTTCTCAAAGATTGGCCAGAACATTCAGGTCAACCTCGGCACTGGCAATGCTAACTCTGGCATTTCTGGCGCTTATGTTGAGTCTCCTGCCACGACTGCAACGCTTCCTTTCCGCGTAGTTGATGTTGTCACTCAGCCTCCTGGCGCGAATGGCACAGACGCTACGGCTGCTTACAATCTCGTTATTGTGCAGTTCAACAACTCGCTGACCCGTGCAAACGGCGCTCAGACGGGCATCAGCTAAGGGAGTAAAGGACCATGGCTGTTAATCTCTCTGCCATAAAAGACCTTCTGCTCCCCGGCTTGCGCGGAGTTGAAGGCAAGTATGAGATGATCCCATCTCAATACGACAAAATCTTCACCAAGCATGATTCCAAGATGGCGCTTGAGCGCACCGCAGAAATGCGTTTCTTGGGTCTTGCGCAGCTGAAAACTGAAGGCGGCCAGACTGCTTTCGACAACTCAGCTGGTGAGCGTTATGTCTACAACCAAGAGCACACTGAAATTGCTCTGGGTTACGCCATTACGCGCAAAGCAGTTGACGACAATCTGTATAAAACACAGTTCATGCCGTCAAACCTTGGCCTGATTGAGTCGTTCCAGCAGACGAAGGAAATTTACGGCGCCAACGTGTTGAACACGGCGACGACGTATAATGCTTCCGTTGGTGGTGACGGTAAGGCGCTTTGTGCGTCTGACCATCCTATTGATGGTGGCACGGTTTCAAATCTGCCGACAGTTCCAGTTGACCTCAATGAAGCTACGTTGCTGAATGCTATGATTAGCATCCGCACGAACTTCAAAGACCAAGCTGGCCTGAAGGTATTTGCCCGTGGCCGTCGTCTTGTTGTTCCGCCACAGCTTGAGCCTGTTGCAATTCGTCTTACAAAGACGGAACTGCGCCCAGGCACAGCAGACAATGATGTCAACGCAATCATGATGACTGCCGGGGGCCTTCCCGAAGGTTACATGGTCAATGACTTCTTGACCTCTGCTTATGCTTGGTTCCTTCTCACTAACATTGACGGCCTTTCCTACATGGAGCGCGTTAAGTTCGAGACGGACATGCAGGTAGATTTCGTAACCGACAACCTTTTGGTTAAAGGCTACGAGCGTTATAGCTTCGGCTATTACAACTGGCGTTCAATTTGGGGTTCATTCCCAACGTCGTAAGTAAAACATGGCGGGGGCCTCTGATTTAAGCCCCCGTCTTCTTTCTGGGTTTTCAAGCTGTATAGACCGGCCCAGCGGACGCTGCACAGACTATACAGCGACTCGTGCAGGAGGCTCTTATGGGCACCACTACTTTTACCGGCCCAATTACGGCTGGGGATGTTTTATATACTACTGGATCAACTGTTGGGACACTGGCCAATGTTGGCTATGTTCTTATGTCGCAGTCTGTTCCTGTTACTCAGGCTACTAACGGAACTGTTGCTGGTCTTTACACGACTACAATTGTGGTTCCAGCCGGAAGCCAAATTACGTCCATCAAGCTTTATGTAACGACAGCTTGGGACGGCGTTGCAAGCACGTTTAATATTGGCACAAGTGCAACTGCTACTGAATTGGCTGTTGCTGCGACTGCCGCAAATACCGGCGTTGCTGTTGGTATTGTAAGCGTGTCGCCAGGCACTGATGCTACGAGAGTTGGAAACTGGATTGACGTTGGGACTTCTGACGTTCAAATTTTCATGCTTTCAACAAATACTGGTGCAGGTGTTGGTGTTCTTACGGTAGACTACGTTCAGGCTCTTGGCCTCTAACAGAGTAACGGAGAAAGACTATGGGTAAATATTACGCAGGTGGTGACTCTAATGTTGCTAGTGAAGCTGCAAACAAGACTGAAACCTTTAAAAAGGGTGGATGCGCTAAGAAGGGTGGCAAAGTAATGTCTGCTGCTCATAAAGGTAAAAAGCCAGCCCGTGCAACGGGTGGTGGTGTTTTCTCTTCAGCTAAAGCTGGAACACCTCGCGGCAAGGCTTCACATTACTAATTTAAATTAGTAGGTGCTTCGGCGGGGTGTCCAAAGCCCCGCCGCCTATATATTGCGAGGATAAAATGGCAAAATCTCCTGCATGGCAAAGAAAAGAAGGTAAAAACCCTGAGGGTGGATTAAACGCCAAGGGGAGGGCTTCTGCTAAGGCTGAGGGCCACAATCTTAAGCCGCCAGTTTCTAAGAAACAGGCTGCAAAAAGTGAAGCATCTGCTGCGCGGAGAAGTTCATTCTGTGCTAGAATGACAGGTATGAAGAAAAAGCTTACGGGTTCAGCGGCAGCCGCAGACCCAAATAGTCGGATAAATAAATCTTTGAGAAAATGGGATTGTTAATATGGGCAAGCCCTTTTGGGAAAAAGACGCACCTAAAGACGCCAAGCACAAGGCTTTGAGTGTGAAAGGTGTTAAGCTAGCCAAGGCGAAGGCCAGAGCCGCTGGCCGTCCATATCCAAACCTTGTTGATAATGTAGCTGCGGCTAGAGCCGGACACACAAAGGGAAAATAAAATGCGCCCAATTACAGTTAGTGTTGGACCACTTGCGGCAGCATCAGCAACAAGTATTGCGGCTGCTCAAACAATTACTGGTTCTGGATATTTAACCCTTACGTCTTCTGTTGTTACTTTGGATGTTCCGCGTAGAGTTATAATTACGTCAGTTGGTGATGATACGGGAATAACATTTACTATTTCTGGGACAACTTTTGGCGGAACAAGTGTTTTTCAAACAATTGCCGGTTCTAATGCAAGCACGGCATCAACTACTGTTGATTTTGCCACTGTTACAAGCATTTTAACCAGCGACACAACAGCTGGTAATGTTTCTGCTGGCACAAGCACTGTAGCTGGAAGTGATTGGGCTAGATTGGATGACTGGGCTCCAAACTTTGTTTCCATCCAAACGGACGTTAGTGGGACTGTAAATTATACAGTTCAAACAACATTGGATGATCCAAATTCTGCAACTGATCCAGTATCTATTACAAATGTTAGTTGGTTTAATTCTACGGATTCTGCTCTTGTTGGGGCTTCTGCTGGAAAACAGTCTGGCATTACTTATGCGCCAACATTTATTCGCATACTCTTAAACAGCGGTAGCGGGACTGTTTCTGGGACATTCTTACAGTCTGGCGGCGTTGGTCTGTAAATATAATATTTAAGGTCGGGGTAGTATGGCAAATTTACCAATATCTGGCCTTGCGCCTGGTGCAGCAGTTTCTGGTACTGACGTTTTACCTAACGTCCAAGTTACGGGTGTTGGGCCAGTAAAGACATCTGCTGCTCAAATTAAGACATATACAAGCGCCTCTCCTGTTCTTGTCACGCCTAATCTTGGGACGCCTTCTGCTGGTGTTCTGACAAACTGCACAAACTTACCTATTTCAACTGGTGTTTCTGGTCTTGGCACAGGGGTGGCGACTGCTCTTGCTGTTAATGAGGGGACAGCGGGCTCTTTTGTTATTAATGGTGGGGTTCTTGGGACGCCATTGTCGGGGACTTTGACTAATTGCGGCGGCCTTCCAATTACAAACGTGACTGGGTTAGGTACTGGAGTTGTTTCCGCTCTTGGATCTACGCCATCAGGGACTGGCGCCCTTGTTCTTACCACGAGTGCCTCATTGGTAACGCCAAACCTTGGCACCCCTGCAAGTGGGACATTGACCAACTGCACAGGTTTTCCAGTTGCGTCTCTTTCTGGGCTTGGAGCTAATGTTGCAACATTTTTAGCAACCCCAAATTCTTCTAATTTAGCTGCTGCGGTTACAGATGAAACTGGTTCTGGTTCTCTGGTTTTTGCAAATTCCCCCACTCTTGTTACGCCAATTCTCGGAACTCCGTCCAGCGGGACACTTACAAACTGCACAGGTCTGCCAATTTCTACTGGTGTCAGTGGTCTTGGAACTAATGTCTCAACATTTTTATCAACACCGACATCAGCAAATTTAGCTTCTGCTATTACGGATGAAACTGGTTCTGGTTCTCTTGTTTTTGCGACATCTCCGACGCTAACTAATATTAATGTTGCGGCTGGAACAAATACTCTTGCGCCAATTAAGCTGGCATCTGGAACAAATCTTACGACAGCTGCCGCTGGTGCTATAGAGTATGATGGAACTGTTCCTTATTTCTCTATTGCGGCAAGCACAAGGGGCGCACTTCCTTCAGAGCAGATTGTTGTTCTTGGGACGCCTTATACACTTACGGCGCAAACGGCTGTTCAAAAATTATTTAATGCCACAACAAATGGCGCGCTTACGCTTCCTGTTGGCACCTATCAATTTGAGTGCTTCTTTTCCCTTTCCAATATGTCTGCGACATCTGGCTCATTTGGTTTTGCCCTTGGTGTTAGCGGCGCTGTTATTGGGTCACAGGGATGGTGGGCTTGGGCTCAAAAGGGAACAACAATCCTTGCATCAGCTACCGCAGAGCAAATGACTTACAATATTATTGCCAATGCGGCTTTGACGGCGGTGTCCACTAATACTGTGGGTTATGCATTTATTAAGGGTATATTTAGAGTAACAACAACTGGGTCTGTAATTCCTCAAGTTTCTCTTGGTGTTGCAAACGCCGCTATTGTTGGCGCGCAATCATACTTTAAGTGCAGTCCTGTAACGAGTGTTAACGCTGCCGCCACAAACATCACGGTTGGCAACTGGAGCTAACAAATGACCACTTCGGGGACATATAATTTTAATCCGTCTCTGGGTGAAATAACACTCTACGCCTATAACTTAATTGGCATAAGGCCGTCTGCATTATTACAAGAGCATCTTGAAGCCGCCAGAATGGCGACAAACATGATGCTTTCTAGGTGGAGTAATGAGGGTGTAAATCTTTGGTCTGTTGAATTAATTACTGTCCCTCTTGTCCAAGGGCAGGCCACATATCAAGTGGATGGAACCACAGTTGTTATGTTGGACGCTTATATTGAGTATGGTAATCCACCAATTGATAGAATAATTCTTCCTGTCAGTAGAACTGAATATGCTTCTTATCCTAATAAGGAACAGCAAGGATTTCCTACAACTTTTTGGTTTGACAGACTTATAAACCCTGCATTTACACTTTGGCCTGTTCCAGATGGAAGCCAAACAAGCTTAAAGTATTACCGTTTAAAGCAAAGCCAAGACGCTAATATCTTTAATGCTGAGACTTTAGATGTCCCTTATTTATGGCTTGAGGCTGTGGCGCATGGATTGGCTTTTAGGTTAGCTACTATTTGGGCTCCAGAAAAAGCCATTCCATTAAAGGCTTTAGCTGATGAGTCTTACCAAGTTGCTGCGGATCAGAACATAGAAACTGCACAGCAATATATCTCGCCTCAAATAAGCGGCTACTTTAGATGAGGCCACACGGTAGAGCTCAGGTAAGTTCAAGGAATCCTCGCGCATTTGGCATATGCGACAGATGTGGATTTCTATACAATCATGATAGGCTCAAATGGCAATTTGATTGGGCTGGCGCCTCACTTATTAATAAACGAATTCTTGTTTGTGATACTTGTAATGATGTTCCACAGCAGCAGTTGAGGGCTATTATTGTTCCGGCTGATCCTGTGCCAATTCTCAATCCGCGTGTTCAAGATTATCCTACAGCTGAAACAAATACGCGCGCTACATCTGGTCAGAATACTATTGATCCAGTTACCAATATACCAATTATTAATGGTGATACGCGCGTTACCAGTGATGGGTTCTTAACTGGTGGCGACATACTTTTAGAGAATCTTACTGGTTATCTTATGCTTGAAGGTAATGTATACTATCTTACGCAGGAACCAGTGGAAACATACGTTCAAGGCCCGACGAGAGTTACGCAACAAACAGGCGAACCTCCTGGTGGTCTTAACCAGCAACCCGGAACTAATCCGAATGCTCCGGGTGACAATGACCCAGGACTTCCGTATAATTATGACGAAGTTCCAAAGACAGGGCCGCTTGACTGATGGCGACAAACATTCAAATCCCCAACTTGCCAGCAGCCATTGCGTTGAACGGCAGCGAAGAATTAGAAGCGGTTCAAGCTGGTGTATCCGTCCGTGTAACATCTAATCAAATTGCTGGATTAAATCCTGGCCCGACTGGCCCAACTGGTGGATTTGGCCCAACTGGCCCAACAGGTCCTACGGGGCCAACTGGTCCGACAGGCGTTACTGGTCCTCAGGGGCCAACTGGTTCTCAGGGTGCATTAGGTAATACTGGTCCAACAGGCCCAACTGGTCCGACTGGTGTAAGCGGTTCAACGGGTCCAACGGGACCAACTGGCCCCACTGGGCCAACTGGCGCAACTGGCGCGCAAGGTAATGAAGGTCCTGCCGGCCCAACTGGTTCTGTTGGTAATCCAGGCCCAACTGGTCCTACTGGTTTTAGAGGTCCAACTGGTCCTACTGGCCCGACTGGTGCCCAAGGCAATAGTATTAATCTTAAGGGCGTCGTCCCTACTTCCGCAGACCTTCCCCCTACGGGCAATACGCCTGGTGATGCGTATATTGTTTCGTCTAATGGCCATTTGTATGTTTGGAGTGGAACTTCTTGGGTTGATGCTGGTCAGGTTGTTGGTCCTACAGGCCCAATGGGGCCAACAGGTCCAACTGGACCAACAGGCCCGACAGGTCCAACAGGGCCGACTGGTCCAACTGGTCCAACGGGTCCGACTGGCTTCCAAGGCATTCAAGGTGTAACTGGACCAACAGGTCCTACGGGACCAACTGGTCCAACTGGTCCTACTGGCCCCCAAGGTATTCAGGGTGTGACGGGCCCAACTGGTCCAACAGGACCAACTGGTATTCAAGGGGCGGTTGGCCCGACAGGCCCGACGGGACCAACAGGTCCAACTGGTTCTCAAGGCATACAGGGCGTAACGGGTCCAACTGGTCCTACTGGCCCAACAGGTCCAACTGGTTCTCAAGGTATTCAAGGACCAACCGGCCCAACTGGTCCAACTGGTCCGACAGGTCCAACGGGACCTCAGGGTGTTGTTGGTCCTCAAGGTGTAACTGGTCCAACGGGACCAACTGGTCCAACTGGTCCTATTGGGTTGGCTGGCCCAACTGGCCCAACTGGCCCAACAGGCGTTCAAGGTTCTGTTGGTCCGACTG